GCATGACGTTAAACGGCCCGCTTTTGATTCCCAACTCTAACGCAAAGGAAACGATGATGAGCGGTTACTACCAGCACCCAGAATGCCCGAAGCCTGTTCGCCGTGGTGTTAAGATGTACGGCGACAGTGGCAGCTACGATGGCGGATATGAGTGGGCCGTATTCCCTGCAGGCACTTCGAACGAAGATGCGACTGCTGGCTTTCCTGATCCGCACTACGGTGGACCCGGACAAGGGTACTGCAAAAAAGTATGCGTGCGTCGATCTCGAACGCGAGTGCTTGTCACGCAGCGATTTGGTTTGGACATTTAACTCAACAGAAGCAAGGAGACACGAAAATGAAAACAGCCACTCTCAAATATACCTGCGGACACAGCAAGACCATCAACGTCGACCTGCGGAACCCTTACGAGAAACACAAATACCAAGCGACCCAGAAGCATGGAGGGTACGATGAGGGCATGCGATGCGCCGCCTGCTCGCGTGATCTGGACGCGCGTCTACTGGAAGAGCTTACACCCGAAGAGGCTGTGATGGTGCTGCGTGTGGCGGCACAAGCCCATCGAGCGAGGTGGGAGACGGTGAAGAGCGATACAGAGAACATCGCCTCAGGCGTCACGTTCTTCGCGGTCGCTCTGATGCAGAGGGGATTGCTGCAAGAGGCCCCGGCCCGCAAGGAGTTCGAAAAGGAGTACGACGTCATCCCCTACCGCTTCTGGGCGATGACGCGAGAGGAAATTGATCAGCAGCTCCTTCATGAGATGCGTGAAGAGCTGCTCCGCGAAACCAAAGCCAACCAAAATGAAAGGAACTCATCATCATGAGCACTACGATATTGGATTTGGAAAAGTATTTCGAAGAGACCTATCGATTCTTTTTCACCGCAGACTCGTCACGACTGCCACGCAATTGGTGGGTCACAACGAACCCAGGCGTGTTGCAAGTGCGTAGGGCAGACGGGCAGGTCGAGAGTTTGAAATACGATCCTTCCAGTGGCAAAGACGCTGACGGCAACATTCGCTACTGGTTGTTCCGCAACCATCGGAACTACTGCGCACGCACGATTATGATTTATAACGATTAGCACGAAAGGAACTCATTGTGAACAATTCGAGAGCTCGACACAATCTTTACAATGCCGTGAGACGATTGAACGCGCTGTTGGCACAGCCGTTGCCACAAACCGTGAAGATGGACCTGTGCACTTGCGTCGAGGACTTGCTGCATGGTGTGGACGCGTACAGCGGGTTCAACTACCTCCACTGGATGAAAGAAGGCTACGAAGCATGGGAGGCGGCAGGACGACCCGATGGAAGCACCAAGCTCGATTACATCATCGGACCGACACCGCCAACTGACTTGGCAACGCATGGCGAGTATTCGCGTTATTACTACCTCAGTCGATTGATGGGAAACTGACTCTCAATCCCCCGTAACTCTTAAAGTAAGGAACTCAATCATGGCACGCAACGCAGCATTTTATTCTGACTGGATGGACCACCACGGTGCGGTGGTGTTGATTGGCGCAGAGGCGTACTCCATCCAAGTGTCGTCCTGGAACGCCATCTACCCGGTCAGGCAGCGGGTCATTAGCGTGAGCGCAGTCCCCATCGATCGGCAATCAGCACACTACCTAGAGACGAAGCGCCGGCTGGGAGATGATTGGAGTATCGACGTGCTCGATAGTGATGTAGACTTGCAGGCATCGATCCTGTCACAATTAACCGTCCCCGCAACTACTCGAAAGGAGGCGCAGCATGAACTGTCCGGTATGCATCAATCAACTTCCCAAGGAGGCTTTTGAATTCGCAGCGGCCTGCACTGACGACGCGACTCACGCGTTTCAAGTGGACGTGGTATGCCCGAAGTGCGTCTGTCATTTTCGTATGACAATGGAAGTGACGAGCACTAAAATTTTGGGCTACCCGACTCCGCTAGACTTACCAGGCAGAACCGCTACACTGTAGCTCCATAAGACTGTCCATTTAGAGGGTCAGAGAAGTGGTAGGTAAACTGAAACGATTGTCAGTCGCGGTCACCCCAGAACTGGCGAGCGTGCTAGATCAAGCTCGGGGCTGTCGTTACTTCGGCCCCTGGCTTGAAGAGCTGTTGTGGAGTCTCCCGCGCCTCCAGAAAATCGCGCGGGAACAAAAGATTGAGAGGGTACGTCGCCCTCAAAGAGGAAAATGGAAACTCTATAAGGAACCCCGAAATGACGATGGCACCACTAAGCGAACGAGCAAAGCAAGACGCAAGTGAACTCTACGAAGAGATGCGTGGCTTGACCATTCATACCATCCAGCAGTTCATGCGCAGGTATGGAGGCTCGTTCGACGATTTGGAAAGTCACGCCAACGAGATATTCGTCAAGGCGTACGCCAAATGGAACCCCGAGGTTGCCAAGTTCACGACCTGGTATCGAAACATGCTCTGGCATGATTTCCTGGGCCAGAAGATGCGGGCCGTGAAGTTCGACAAACGGTTCAACGTCAAGCCGCTGCCCGAACGACCGTTGCCGGGTGGAGACCTGCTGCCCACCACCGTGCTAAGTGATTTGTCTGCTGACGCACGGCAGGTCGCCTCGTTGGTGATCGAATCGCCCTCGGAGTTGCTTGCCATGATGCGCATGAGCAGTTCTCGCACGGGCAAGCACGAGCTCCGCACCTACTTGGCCAGACAATTAGGATGGACGGGTGGTCGCATCACAACGGCGTTCTCTGAGCTTGGGAGTTGCTTCGCTTGATCGAGCTCTATCCTTATCAGCGGGAAGGTGTCAAACGCATCCACGAGTTCAACGGGCGATGCCTGCTGGCTGATGAGATGGGGCTAGGGAAAACTATCCAGGCACTTCAATGGTGCCACGAACGTGAAGCATGGCCGCTGGTGGTAATTTGCCCCGCGGCCGTGAAATATGGATGGGAAAGCGCAGCTCTTGCTACACTCAATATCCGGCCATGCGTGCTAGAGGGTCGTAAGCCTTCCAGCACGCATGGCTTTTCTCGTCGCATTCCGAAGATGGTTGTCATCAATTATGACATTCTCCATCACTGGCGAAACTGGCTGAGCAAACTCAAACCGACCACCATAGTGATCGACGAACTGCATTACTGCAGCAACCGTGCGGCCCGCAGAACGAAAGCCGCACGCCGGCTGTCTCGCAAGGCGAAGTATGTCATTGGACTCACGGGCACGCCGCTCAAGAGTCGTCCCATCGAATTGTTCCCGGGGCTAAACATGATTCGCCCCGACGTGTTCAACAGCTACTGGACCTATGGCCAGCAGTTCTGCGCACCACGCAAGGGACGGTACGGCTGGGAGTTCAAAGGCGCCACGCACAAGAAGGAACTCAACCAGCTGCTGCGCGAGACCTGCATGGTCCGCCGGCTGAAGAAGAACGTGCTGCCCGACCTGCCAGACAAGATTCGCAGGATCGTTTGCCTCGACTCGCCCGACATCGCGCAGTACCAGAAGGCAGCTTCCGAGTTCAAGAATTGGTTGTACCTGTCCAAGGATCTCGAAACCACCCGCGAAGCCAAGGCAGGTGCGTTGGTAAAACTGGGATACCTCAAGCGTCTTGCCGCACAGTTGAAACTGCCAGGCATGCTGGATTGGATCCATCACTTTTTCGAGCAGGCAGGAAACCCGCACGAGAAGCTGGTCATCTTCGCCTACCACAAGAAGATCATCAGCAGCCTGAAACAGTCCCTGCCGTACAAATCAGTGGTAGTGGACGGAGGTGTGCATGGTCACGCTCGTCGTACAGCCATTGACCAATTCAGACTCGACCCCAAGACGCGCGTGTTCATTGGGCAGATCGATGCAGTGGGCACGGGAGTGAATGGTCTCCAAGTGGCAAGCACTGCGTTGTTCGCGGAGTTAAGCTGGACGCCCAGCAGTCACAGTCAGGCAGAGGATCGTTTGCATCGCATTGGCCAGCAACACCCGGCATGGTTGTACTATGCCGTCTTGCGCGGCACCATCGAAGAAGATTTGTGCCGTCTAATCCAGCACAAACAAGAGACAGTCAGTTCTGTGCTGGATGGTGCGTCGATGGACACCGACACGGATATTTTCGATCAACTCTTGAAAGAAATTGTCGGCGATGGAAATCGAAGACCTGCTACAAGAAAATCGCGTTCCGTTTAGACGTGTTGGTGAGCACCATCACGCTCGCGCTGGCTGGATCCAAATCGATTGCCCTCATTGCGGAGATGAGGGCAAGTTTCATCTGGGCATCAATGTCAGCCGACTCTACTCCAATTGCTGGCGCTGTGGCAAGGTAGATCTGTGGTCCACGCTGGCCTTGGTCCTGAAAACTACTGACCGCCGGCTGTTAAAAGCGATTTCACGACGTCGAGTCGCGTCTGAGGCAACAGATCAACCGCCGGCACGGCTCGTAATACCATTCCCCGTCCAAGCGCTACTCAAGCCACACAAGACGTATTTGCGGTCTCGGGGGTTTGATCCCCAGACCATCAGTCGCTTATGGGGTGTGCAAGGGATTGCCATGGCTCCCGGAGGGTGGGCCTGGAGGTTGTTCATACCATTCGAACACTCAGGACAGATCGTCAACTGGACCACGCGGTCCACGCGTGACGCAGGCTTGCGGTACCGTTCGGCAACACCTGCGCAAGTGCTAGTGCCACGCAACCGGCTGCTCTACGGCTGGGACTACGTGCGCCAGGGAGTGATCGTGGTCGAAGGTCCCACGGACGTCTGGCGCGTAGGTCCCGGGGCCGTGGGTACGCTGGGGTTGAGCGTGTCGGCAACTCAGATAGCCTTGCTGTCCAAGGTGCCCACGCGTGTGATCTGTTTTGACACGGAACCCCAGGCACAACGACGTGCCAGTGCGCTGGCAGATGCGTTGAGCGTGATGCCCGGCACGACGTATAAAGTCGAACTGGACTCGGCAGACCCGGGCAAGGCAACCCGCAAAGAAATTCGCCGCTTGCGCAAACTCGCCGAACTCTCTGATTGAGCAGCGAAATAAAAACGGCGGAGAGCGTCCCCGTAACGCGCTCTCCGCCGCCGCAACAGATGCCGGGAACTCGGCGGCATCGCTGCTTGTTACCAGATTATCTGACGAAGCGGTGTGAGTACTCTTGGTGATTTTCTTGCTCTCTATTACAACTAACCCGTCCGGCAGATACTGTCGGACGGGAGACACCTTCCAAGGCGTTCTCCCACGGTCAGGACATGCAAGACGATAGCATCCCTGTCCGGAGCGAATAGGTTAACCGGGGAATCAACTGGAGCGAATCAGTTGCGGTGCGCGAGCTTTACACTGGTAGATCCGGGCGAGAATGGGAATGGTGCGCCCTCCCAAAAAGCAGCGGTGTCCAGGGCCATCGACAATCCGCGATTCGAAACGCTCCAGTCCCCGGGACCTGCCGGGACATGCCCGATACTGCATGTCCGCTATCTCCCAGGCGTCAGGACGTCCCAGCCTGACGTGACCCTCATTACAGCACGTATCCATAAACAAACCATGCGCTGCCGACCGGTGCATCATGGTCCTTGGGCTGCGGAGAGATCCGTTGCGATGCGTGAGAGGGTGATAGCGAAACGGTCCAGTAGCTAAAATCGATATGCCCTGAAGGGCGGTCAACTTTGAGTTTGCCTGTTCATCTTGGTCTTCGGGCTAAGATGGAGGCAGCCCAAGGTGATCCGGCGGGACTGCGCAGATAATACTGGCATGAATACATTTTTCAAAACCAATCAAACTGCACGACGCTGCAACAGGTTACTGGTCGTCCAAATTCGTATCAGACGAGTGCTGCAGGTTACTTTGAGCAATTGTTGAAACGGCACAGCGCTCATACAATCGAGCAAGTGATGCTGTGGAGCCTGGGCTTGTCGACTTATCGATGGGCGTGCAGTACTCCGCGCAAGTTCTGTTTTGAATTTCGACGTTTACTTGCAGCGTGGCAAGCGCAGGCCCCAATGACAGCCAGCGATGATCCTAAAGCACTGGAATTAGCACAAGCTCTGGAAACGGCGCGAGCGTGGCCAGTGAAGACACGACGCACCCTACGCAGCACGGTGTTGATGTCGTGTCGAAATTTTCGAGCGTTTAGACAACGGTTGGCAGCGGTTGCGAATAATGCTGGTGCGGAGTTGAGTGGCGAGTTGCAGTCGAAGGGACGTGTTGTTGATTTGGGGCGCCGGCGTTTGTTGTGCCATCTCAACGATGTGATATCAACCGATCCGTATTGGTTTGTAGAGTCTTGGATTTTACACCATAACGGAGAGCTCCTATCGGCAGACAATGCTACGTTCCAGGATGAGGTGTTGCAGTATGCGTCGATTTATTGCGGTCGATGCGTGACATGGGATGAGCTAGGTCTGCATGAAGATCCAAAAGAAAAACAGTCACGACGAACGCCGGCTGCTGATAGCGCTCATAACTGACACGACTGCGCTCAGCATGCTGGCCGGCGAATGGGAGATGCTGGACAATCCATTCGCCAGCCGATACGCCAATTTGATTGGCGATTGGTGTGTCAAGCATTACCGCAAATATCAGCAAGCGCCTGGCCGTCATATCCAGGACATCTTTTATCGCTGGCACATGGGCAGGTCGCGGGACGAAGCGACTGTCAATGCAATCGACACGTTGCTGATGTCCTTGTCGGATGAGTACGATCAAACTCAGCACAACTCTCAGTTCGCCGTGGACCAGCTGAATCACCATTTCAATATGGTACGGCTTTCGCGGTTGGTGGAGGATGTGCAGGAACAGCTTGAGACGGGCGGCACGGCTGCTGCGCTAGATACGGTTGCCAAGTGGCGGCAAGTGGAGATGGGGTTGGGGTCTGGTATCGATCCCTTGACTGACGACGCGGCTATCAAGGCTGTCTTTTCTGAGACGTCTGACACGTTGATTCGTTACCCAGGTGCGTTGGGCGAGTTTTTTGCAGACCGATTGCAGCGCGACGCATTCGTGAGTTTCCTGGCACCTGAAAAGCGAGGCAAGACCTGGTGGCTGTGGGACGTGGCATATCGTGCGTTGCGTGCACGGTGCAAAGTTGCGTTCTTTGAAGTGGGTGACATGAGTCAAAACCAAATCATGCGTAGGTTCATGATACGGTTTGCCAATCAACCTTGGAAGGCTAGCCGTGTGCTGTACCCGGTGTCATTGGAACGCGGGGATGCGGGGGTGACTGTAACTCATGAGGAGCGGGTGTTCGACAGGGATCTCGATTACCCGACTGCTAAGCAGGCCTGCCAGGGATTTTTGACCACGCGACTGCGTGCTTCTGACGACCATAGCTATTTCAAGCTGAGTGTGCATCCCAACTCAAGTTTGAGTGTGAATGGGCTGCGAGGCGTGTTGACCACCTGGGAGCAGCAGTCGGGGTGGACCCCTGATGTGGTGGTCATCGATTATGCTGACATTCTGGCGCCACTGAATCCTCGTGCAGATTTTAGGCATCAGGTGAACGAGACCTGGCAGCACTTACGCGCGTTGTCTCAGGAGCGTCATTGTTTGTTGGTCACCGCCACGCAGGCGGCTGCGCGTAGTTACGGTGCCGAGTTGCTGTCCCGCAATCATTTCTCAGAGGACAAGCGGAAGCTGGCCCATGTCACGTTGATGGTGGGCATCAATACCACGCCCAGCGAACGTAGCGAGCAGCGCAGTCGTTTGAACTGTGTCGTGGAGCGCGAAGAGCTGTGGGGTGAGAGTCGTTGCGTGCATACTGCCGGCTGCTTTGCTGTAGGGAACCCTGCCGTAAAGTCGTGCTGGTAGTGTACTCATGTCCACTGGGGACATTCC